AAGCACAACTACCTTACTGGACTTTATGTGCGAAAAGGAATCATCACTGACCATGTGAGCGAATCAGATCTTTTGCTCTGCATACCTTGCACCCCCGCTGAATTTGCGGCTGCGTTTGAGGAAGCGCACCACAACCTTAGGGCGGAATACGAAGCAATCATTGAAGCGCAGGAGGGCGGGAAGTGATGGAATGGAAAGTTGGACAGCAGGTGTATTGCCTGCGATTTGGAGAAGGATTTATTAAGGAAATTAATACCGAATATGGGATTTACAAAATTGAAGTGCAATTTGCTCATGCTGTTTGTCATTATACATCTAATGGATGTATTGATAAAGACGATGCAACTCCTATGCTTTACCCCGCAAAGCCCGAAATCATCGTTCCCAAGTGGCAGCCAAAAGAAGGTGAGTGGTGCTGGTTTTGGGATGAAAAATACAAGGGTGCTTATTTGGCAAAATTTTCAAGAATAAATGAGAGTAATTTTTATATAAGTCATGCAGACATTATGTGGAAAAATTGCGCCCCATTCGTCGGCGAACTTCCTGAACATCTGAAGGAGGTGCAGCCATGAACCTACTCCGCACCATTTGCCGCAAGCGTCAACTCCGCCACAACGTAGGCGAAAGCGTCACCTTCCGCAACGTTTTGCGGCTTTGCGATGGCCGCCAAAGAAGAACTTAATCATTAACCGAGAACTGTCAGGCGGCTATTGCAAAACCGCTGTTAGCCGCTGGCCTTTCTCATAACACAACAATAGAATGAAACCAAAAGAAAAAGCAAAGGAGTTAATTCATTTTTACACTAAAGAATTGTTAAGTGCCAAATACAGCATTAACGGTTTTGTAATTGAGCAACTCGCAAAACAATGTGCGATTATTGCAGTAGAAGAAATACTAAACAACAATTGTGGCACAAACACAGATGGCCAACAAGCCTATGAAGAAGAAATCTACTGTGATGAATATTTTTGGCACGATGTCAAAGCGAAGTTGTCACAAGCTTGCGGCTAACTCACGCATCCGTGCAACCGTGGCTGCTTCACGATGGAACTCAAAAGCGCGCTGTTGGGAATATCACCTCGAAGGCTTTCCAGGATGGACAAAACAAAACTTAATCAAATAACCATGAAACACATAACACAGGCAATGCTCAACGTCATGAAGGCGGTACAGAGCGTAGAAAAAAACAAGGTAGTCGGCACGGGCGCTAATGCTTACAAAGGTGTCGAGGACAAAGATGTAAAGGTTGCAATTCGCACGGCCATGATTGAAAACGAACTTATCATCGTTCCGATTTCTATCGAACCGAAAATGCAGATTGAACGCTGGGAAGAAGTTTACAACGGCCAGGCGAAAACAAAGCAATCCATCCTCACCGAGGTAAAAACAAAATACCGCATAATTCACAGCAGCGGTGAAAGTTTAGAAATCGAAGGATACGGACACGGGCAGGATTCGCAGGATAAAAGTGCTGGAAAGGCTACAACGTATGCCCTTAAATACGCCCTTCTTTACACCTTCCTTGTTCCAACCGGAGATATTGACGATGCCGACAGCGTACATTCAAACGCAATACCGACAGCGCAGCGCACAACATCGCAAAGCAATGACAAACCGTGGCTAAACAAGGATGAACCCAAATGGAAAGAGGCTTGCGAATGGCTCGCAGCGAAAGCGGCTGAAGGCAAGGGCGAAGAAGGGCTGAAGGCAATCACAGAACGATTGCAGCTAAGCTTTAAAATCAACTCAGTCATGAAGGCATCACTTTTAGCAATTAGCAGAGGAGGCGTAACGGTATGAGCGAAATGCCATTAGAACTGCTGTTCCGCTACGTTGCTTACTTCGCACTTTTTGCCGCGTTACTTTCCATTATTGACACTATTCTATCATGGGTAAGAAGAAAGTAGACGCCCGCCTGAAAAACGAATACCACGCAGCACTTCGCCGTTATTACGACACGCAAATGGACTGCATATGGGAAGTAGTTGCCCGAACTTGCAATGTTCCTGACGATGCGATAAACACCAAGCGCAGAAACGCACCGTGGAAGATGGCTCGGTTTTACTTTTGGTACTTCGTTAAAACAACAACTGATGTAACCTGGAAGCAGATGTCACAATACGCAGGAGGGCGCGACCATTCCACCGCCATACACGGGTATCAGTCTATCTGCGACTGGATGAAGGTAGATAAGGCGATACGGCGCAAGATTGAGGAAATCGAGAAAGTGCTTGAAGGTCGCATCCACCAGGGCGATGAGTTCTTCGGACGGGAAAAAAACTTGCATTACGGATTTTTATAATCTATATTTGAAACCAAGTTAGGAAACAGCAGATTGGAACCCTGCCCTAATGAAAGTCATCATGAACAATAAACTAAACAAACGCTCCCTTGGAGTAACAGCGCACCCTAATGACTGGGGTGGTTCCACGCTGCGAAACAGGGGGGCGTTTTGCTTTTAACTATGTCAGTAAAAAAATACACAACAAAACAAAACCTACAGGATTCATTCACTTATCGTTTTGATTATGATGAATGGGAAATGATTGTAACCTTTAACGAAGAAAGAAGGCTAATTCATGGAACTGCAATTTGTCAAATAACAGATGATGCGCCTGTTTATGTACTCACATATGAAGAAAGAGTGCTTACTGGTAAAATGGCAATAGCAAGTATGGTTGGCAAGCTTGCCTCAAAGATAGCAGAGAATTTCGCATTGAATTGTTTAGATCAACTTGAAGAAGATGAAGCTGACAGGATATGAAATTTCGCGTACATGGTGGGACTTTGCATTTGCAAATCCTGATAAAGTAAAACCTATTCATTCTGCACTTTTGTTCTTTGCGATTGAACATTGCAACAGGTTAGGCTGGAAAGAAAAGTTTGGGTTGCCTTCGCAAATGGCTATGGAGGCTATCGGAATAGGTTCTTATACCACGTATATACCAGCATTTAACGATTTATGCGAATGGGGTTTTTTTACTTTGGTGCAGAAGTCAAAAAATCAGTACTCAAGTAACATCATTGCTCTATCAATTTTTGATAAAGCACCTGATAAAGCACTTGATAAAGCACTGATAAAGCACGACTCAAAGCAATGTGAAAGCACCTGTGAAAGCACTGTGAGTATAGATAAACAATTAACAAAGAACAAGAAAACAAAGAACAAGGAACAATTCGTTCCTCCGACATTGGAAGAGGTAGTCGCATATTTTAAACTCAGAGGCTATACACCAGAATCAGCAGAAAGGGCATTTTACTACTACCATGAAAACGGATGGAAGGATAAAAACAATACTCAGGTTCAAAACTGGAAATCAAAAATGAACAGCACTTGGTTCAAACCTGAAAATAAAAAACAATCTTCGCAAGCAAACTATCAAACACTAACACCATGAAAGACATAGACATGGAACGCGATGTACTCGCCATGTTCATCAACAGCTACCAAGCACAAATGCACATCAGCGAATGTAACGAGCATTTTTTTACCGAATCTGAAACGAAGGCAACATATCAAACGCTAAAAAGCCTATTCGATAAGGGCGAACCTATTGACCTTGTTACGGTTTCAATGCGCCTAAAGAAACAGGGCTTCCCAGTTCAGACGGCGGCGGAAATTTCGGAACGGTACATCGGCGATGCAAACCTTCAATTTAAAATCAAAATCCTGCATCAGTTCTACCTGACCAGACAGCTTGCGATTTTAAGCACGGAAATACAACACCAAGCAACCGACCGAAACTCAGACCCATTTGCAATCATCAGCAACGCACAGGCAAGGCTTGACCAACTTTCGGTAATTGACACGGGGGATGGAGTTCACATTGCGAAGGTGGCAGCGGAAAGGGTAAACGACATAGCGCAAAGGAAACGCGATGGAATTAAAACTCTTGGAGTACCTTCAGGATGGGAAACGCTTGACCGGTTCACGGGTGGATTTGTTCCGGGGGAGTTTTGGGTAGTGGCAGGACGTCCGGGCATGGGTAAGACATCATGGGCCACGAGCATCAGCATTGCTCACGCACTCCGGGCAGGCGGTAAGGTAGCTTTCTTCAGTTTGGAAATGACGAAGGAAGGACTTGTTGACCGGGTGCTTAGTTCTGAGTACAGCATAAATTCTGAATGGATCCGCACGGCGAACGTTACTGATGAGCAAATTGAAACAATGGCTCGGCTTCACAACATTGCCCGGATGTCAATTTGGATAGACGATTCACGGAGGCAGACCATTGACCAAATACGCTCGAAGCTGAAGATGATGAAATCCAGGTACGGCATTACATTGGCCATTATTGACTACCTGGGTCTTATTAACCCATCAGACCCGAAGACAATCCGGGAACAGCAGGTGGCTTACATTTCCCGCCAATGCAAACTTATCGCTGGTGAAAGTAACATGACTGTTATCGCCCTTTCGCAGCTTAACAGGCAGAGTGAACAGCGTGGAGATAAGCGGCCAGGACTTGCAGACCTTCGCGAATCCGGTGCGATTGAACAGGACGCGGATTTAGTGGTATTCCCTTTTAGGCCCATGTACTACGAAACGGAAAAGCCACCGATTGAAGAGGCGGAAACCATCATCAGCAAGAACAGGAACGGGCGCACGGGAATAATTCCTTGCCGCTTTGAAAGTGCGTTTTCACATTATTTGTTGTAAATTTGCAAGTCATGAGCGGCGTAAATTACCTTTTGTCAATCTACCCTATCAGCAGCCAGGGCTTGCCTGAAAAGCAAATCGCCGAGGCGCGGGAACTGGAAAAGAAGCTTATCATCAAATCACACGCCGATGCACTTGAGCAAGTGGGAATCATCCCAACGAGCGCAAAGAAAATCGCGGCTGAGTATTACCGGAAAAACTATGACACCTGAGATATTTCTTGCCCTGCTATCTATCGCGGGCGCATCTGTGCCTTTCGGCCTAAACAATCAAATGGACACCCTCGGCCCGTTCAGCGGCTACAAAGTATTCCGCTGCCCTGTTTGCCTGTCGTTTTGGCTCGCACTCATTACCATTGCGCTGATGGGCGGGAATCCGGTTTACGCTGGCCTTGCTCCGATATTCGCGCAACTCATTCACAAAGTTCTATACTAACCATGTACCGACACGAAACACCGGAGAACAAGATGTGCGCCTTTTGGGGTGAAAACATCCAGGATGGGATCACCATTGCCCGCTATCACCGGACGGAAACACGGACACCGTTTGATATACACTGGACGAAAGATGGGAACTACTTCCAGAACTTTTCGCCGAACTATCTGGAAGCTATTATGCAATTTCGGGCGGAAACCCGGCACAGGGCAGAAACAGGACGTAACGAACCGCCATACTTTATCGTATGAATCCAGAACAGAAATCGCAATTTGCCCAACTGGTTCCAAAGTGGCAGGCGTACAAGCGAAACTTGGTGTGGACTTTTGACGGGCGGGAAACAGCTATCATTGAAAAGCTGGCATATCTGCTGTTAGGGCGCACGCTGAACACCTGCCCATCGTGTAAGATTGAAGCAATGAGGCAACTTGAAAACCTGTACAACGCATGAAGACCTACCTACACAGCGGAAACGCAGGGGACGTGATTTATATGTTGCCTACAATCAGGGCAAACGGCGGCGGCACTCTGTACTTGAACCCTGACCGCCCTGCACAATACGCGGCGGGGCTGACCCATCCCGGAGGCGGTGTCATGCTCAACGAAGCTATGTGCGAAATGCTAAAGCCATTGGTGGAGTATTGCGGCATCAAGTGCGAATTGTGGCAAGGTCAGGTGGTTGATTATAACCTTGACCTATTCCGGGAGCAGCGCATTAACCTATCTGCTTATGACATTAGGCGTTGGATTCTTTCGGTTTATCCTGAACTATTGCCCGGGCCTTCCTTTCGCATGAACCGCATGAACGCCAATTACATAACCGTAAACCTTTCGGAGCGATACAGGAACAACGCGGCGGGAGGTGATGCAAAGTGGGCGATGTTACAGGAGCAGCCATACGATGTGTTTTTCATCGGTGTGCAGCAGGAGTTTGAAAAGTTCGCGAAACTTTGCCCGAAGGCTCAGCACGTTGAAACTCCAGACTTGTTGCAAATGGCGCAGGTCATGGCAAAGGGTGTAATGCACTTCGGAAACCAATCCTCACCTTTCGCGGTTGCGGAGATATTCGACCTGCCTCGGGTGTTGGAACTTTCACCCTACTGCCCTAATGTTGTCAGCACCGGTGAAAACTGGGGCGTGATTTACAACAACGATAACATGAAGTGGCACTTGGACAGATTGTGTCGCATGGAACAAAATCAGGAAATACCCATTGTAATAAACCCGTCATGAGTAAATACACATTTGACCCTTTGCCCCTGACATGGTGGCACACGATACAACTTCCGGACGGCACGAAGACCGCAGGGGTTCACGATTACGACACGGTAACAGGCGAGCGTTATTTATTCCCTGACGTAAAAGGCAAAACCGTACTTGACATTGGCACGTTTGATGGCTATTGGAGCGCACGCGCGAAGAAGAACGGCGCAAAGACGGTGATTGCCATCGACTACAACAAGCGGGAAACGGCTCAACACATCGCGAATACTTTTAAATTCAAGTACTTTGCAGGACACAACATTGACTTCAACCACGCATACACGGAGGCGATGCCTTCAGACGTGGTTCTGTTCTATGGAGTTGTGTATCACCTTTACAATCCTGTGCAGGGCATCATCAACGCTATTTCACTAACCGCCCCCGGCGGCATCATGTGTATTGAATCAGCGGTGAATCAGGCAGGCGCGATGGGTAACAACGTAAGGTTTAACCCTGCCACGCATGACGCTGACGAAACAAACTACTTCATGCCCACCATTCAGGGGCTAAAGGATACCATCGCCGTAGCTGCAAAGGTTATTGACGCGAAGATAGAAATGATTGCCGAGGCAACCGATAACGAGCAGCACAGGTGGGCGGCTCAATACCTTGTTAAGTGAAAGCCTACAAAAAGATTTACCTTGAAGCACGCAACCTCACACAAACAGATTTTATCCCCTGCGAAGTCTGCGGAGCGCAGGCGGCTGACATCCACCACATACAGGCTCGGGGAATGGGCGGGAGCAAACTACGGGACACGCCCGAAAACCTTATCGCCCTGTGTCGAACTTGCCATAATCAAGCTGACTTTGGCACGGGATTGCCAAAAGAATATTTACGAACGATAGTCAATGAAGCTTTACAAAATAAAGGACGTTAAACTGAACCCAGCTAACCCGCGAATAATCAAAGACGATAAGTTCGCGAAGTTGGTGCAATCGCTGAAGGAGTTTCCGGAAATGGCAAACATCCGCCCTATCGTCTGCAATACGGACATGGTTATCCTCGGTGGCAATATGCGCTTTAAGGCCATGCAGGCGGCAGGATGGAAAGAAGTTCCTGTCGAGGTAGTGGATTGGCCTGAAGACAAGCAAGCTGAGTTCGTGATTAAGGACAATGTGAGCGGCGGCGAGTGGGATTGGGATATGTTGGCGAACCAATGGGATGCGGAAAAGCTGGAGGCGTGGGGTTTGGATTTACCCGGCTTTGATGCAAATGCGGAGCAGTTCGGCGAAGGGTTCACTTTGCCCGATGGTGATAAACCACCGTTTCAACAAATGACCTTTACACTTGCAGATGAACAGGCTGCCGTTATT